TGATCGTTCAGGGTCTTGACAGCCCTTGCAATCTCTCTTGCAGGATAAACACGCTGATTCTGATTCCTTTTGTCACCCTGGATGCAAATACCTTTTAGATAAAGATTCTTTCCACCCTGGGCTTCATCGGATTCAACGACCATCTTAGCTTGGTCGAAACTCAGGTTTTCGCGAAGATAATTCATCAATTATACCTGATTATTTTGCTCTACCGGGAGCACCGTTTAGTGGACTACCTGCGCTCTTGTCGCCATCGTCACCATGCTTCGGAGCTGGCACTTTCTTAAGATGCTTTACTCCTGCCTTACCGCCAGGAACATTTACATTTCCTGCATTATCTTCTTTAGTACTTGGATTTAGTAGACCGCCTTTGGTTCCACCTTTTCCGCCGTCACCGCCCTTAACAATATTAGCTGTAGTGCCGCCCATGTCGTTCTTACCGGCAACCACAGACTTAGAATTTGCACCGTTGTCGCCGTGCTTCGGAGCACTTACTTTTTCAACGTATTCGCGCATAAATGCATCTACGCTGTCATCTAATTCGTCTTCGCCGCCCATGTCATCCATGTCATCCATGCCGCCCATGTCGTGGCCTTCACCTTCTTCTCCGGCCATTAGCTGTTCAAATTCGGCTTTTAATTCGTCTAGTGCGTCTTCTAGATCAACTACGCGATCTTCTAGATCTTCGCCGCCGTCTTCGCCGCCCTCATCGTCGCCTGCTTCTACATCGTCGACAAAATCGTCACCGGCGTCACCACCAATGTCACCTTCTTCGTCGTCTGCTTCAGCAAAGCCAAAAGACTCGTCCATTTCTTCTTCGTCTTCTTCGTCTTCCATAGACTCGTCCATTTCTTCTTCGTCTTCTTCCTTGGACTCATCTACTTCGTCTTCGTCGTCATCCTTTTTAGCTTCATCCATTTCGTCTTCTTCTTCGTCTTTAGCTTCGGCGAAGTCGTCTTCTAGGATGTTTTCGTAAATTTCACGGGATTTTTCAACTACTAACTGGTGGAAAAGCTCTTTGGCTTTGTCGGTTTCTTCGTTGATAAGATGTTCGAGCATCTGCTCGAATTTTGTTCGATCAGTCATGTTTTGTCTCCTATATAGTTGCAAGGCTGTCAAATATATTTACATATAACCGCAACAAAGCACGCCATAATGGCATATTTTTGTGGTTTTTTGATTCTTTATTTATCAAGCCGCTGGAGTTGCGGGCGGCTTGTACATGTCGGCAACAAATTCTAGTTCTTTTTCTTGCTCTAGTATATGCTGTTCAGAAGCTTTTCTAAGCTCGTTGATTTGTTTAAGTGATAATCTTGTTTTTCGAGTATCTTTACGATGCATTACATCGCTGTCGCGAGAAGCTTCGTAGCGCATATCATTACTGATAGCTCTCATGTCTTTATCGGCATAGAACAATTCTCTTAAGATCATCTTATATTTATACTGGACTTGGAGTTGTTGTTGGTGCTCCTGCTGCCGGTGCCCCTGCTGCCGGTGCTGGTTCTCCAGGAGCTGCTCCTGCTTCTGGTGGAGCTTCTTGGTCTGCAAGTGCATCTAAATCACTTTCAATGCCTGCTTGACTAATACCTGCACCGCGCATTTCGCCCGAACTATCTGTTGTGATAGTTTCGGATTTACCGTTTTCTTCTGCCCATAGACGTTCATTTTCTGCTAATTCTTCGTCTGTAAGTCCAAGATAACGTTTAAGAGCAAAACGTTTGCTCACATAAGGTTGCTGTACTATCTGTGCAAAAGTGCCAATACGCTGTCCGTCTACTTCTGATCTTCGATATGCAGCAAAGTTTAATGGTGGTTGTAAACGTAATTCAAATATACTAGAGTCTATATTAAGACCTTTCTCGTATAGATATAATTTAAATTCTTGATCAAATACCTGTTGAATAAGGCTCTGTAGGCGTTCGCAATATTGATTAAAACGGTGCTCTTGTATGTAGGCTGTGCCTACGCGACCATCATTATACTGTGCTTGCGAATCGTCTGCACCAGTTGGTAAGTAGCTACTTGGTATACGAAGTCCACGGAATAACTTATTTGTAAAAAACTTTAAATCGTCGATTTCACCTAAGTTAGTGCCGCCCGGTAGTGTTTCTACTTTACTTCCTCGTCCTTCTGCTGTTTGCGGAAAGAAATAATCTTCATTTATTGAAAGAGGATTGTAAGCAGAATCAATAACATTAGTACCGCCACCAGTAGCAGAAGGAATTCTTCGCTGATGAATTTCATTTTTTACTCGCTCCACAAAGCTCATAGCCAAGTGACTTGGCATGTTACCGACGTCTACATAAAATACACGACGTTCTGGAGCACGTTGTACACGATAGATAATGATAGCATCTTCTAGCAATTCTTTTTGCTTATAGACCTTAAAAACTTGTTCTAATAAGCTGTTACCAAATGGAAAATTATTATCTAATCCTTCACTTAAACTTAAATGAATCATATGTTTTGCGTCAATAGCAACTTCATTTTGATTGTTACTAAAACGTGTGCCCGGGCTCACTGGATAAGCACTAGCTTGACCTCTAGCAGCTGCACCGCCTGCTAGATAGGCCGTACCTCGATTGTTTGTGTTAACTGTATTAGGATTGATAGTAGTTACAACTAGATCTTGAAAATTTGGATTTAAATCACGAATAACGTACTGTTCGGGTTTTTTACCTTCACTTTCGTTTACAATAATTTTGGTAATTTTACCCGGATCAATGTAAAACCATTTTTTGTTTTCTGGGTCGCGTATAAAGAAGCAATCTCCATATTTGAACACATTGCGTACTATGCGAAATACTCTAGTTTCAAAATTCTGTAGTTTGCACCACTGTTGTAAATATTCGCGCAAAATCTTAATTTCTGTATTAGTTGCTTTGCTTCTATAATAAAAATTAAAAGCTGTATTATTTTCTGCATTGCGTTGCGAGCAAAATTCTGCTAGAATATCCAATGCAGCATTAACTTCTGAATCATTATCCATTGTGTCATATTGCAGATAACGTTCAACTCGATTTGGTGCACCTGTGTAAACATCTGGTAAGTATGAGCTGTAGTTAGCACGAGCAGGTCCAGGCCGACTACCTCCCGTAAATGGGCTCGATACGTCTCTAGAACTAATTGGCACCGGTGTAAAATATTTTTTCCAGCTCATTATACTCTCTCGTTTATGTTGGCACTACCAGAACTTCTTGTTGCTCTAATTTGTTTAGCACCGATATCTTTGTGATCGTCTACAAATTGACTCATTAACTTATTTAATTGATTAAGTTGCTTGACTACATCATCTAGATTTGAAGCTTTAGCTCCCGGCACAGCAGGCTTACCTTCATCCTTGTCTACTTTTTTATTAGCATCATTGGCCTTGGCTGCTTCTGCTTGTTTGGCTTTAATCTCTGCTTCTTTTTCTGGGCTCTTATCTGGCAATGATTGTTTGGCAGCATCAATTTGTTTAACTATTGGCATACCGCCTGGACCAAAAGATATATTAGATAAATTTGGTTTAAAATTTTCTTGTTGTTGTTTTGCTATAGCTTCGTCTACACCTGCAAATTCATCAAACGGTATAGCTTGAGAAATATCACCACCTATTCGATCAATTGAATCCTCCCAGTTATCACCAAAATCATCGAATGTATCAACTATCCCGCCTATAGAATCTTCTATAGAACTTGCAAGGTCGTCACTTATGTCATCGAATGTGTCAGTTATTCCGCCTATGTAATCTTCCATAGAATTTGAGAGATTATCCTTGGCTGAGTCTAAATCTTTTGAAAAGCCCATTGACTCTAAATAAAGATCGTTAAAAGATTTTTTAAATGGTTGTTTTAATTCCTCTATATCTGGGCCTTTGATTGTTGTTGCTCCGCCCCCAGTTGAAGAACTAATCGTTGTTGTAATTTCTTTACTAATTTTAGAAATATCAATACCTTGTGCCATTAGCATTTGTTGTTCTTTGCTTAGTCCTGTAATTAGAGATTTCATTTGAGGTTGATTTAGAACAAACTCAGGACCTTTTTCAGCAAGAGATGAAATAGTTGGATTAGGCACATAACCACCTTCTGCTTTAGCAGGTAAGTTTTCTATCTTAACTAAACCAGCTTTACTAATAAACAATCCAGCTTCACCAATTAGCTGTCCTAGTCCTTCTGAAATACTAGGCATCTTATTACGTCTGGCTTCTTCTCCAACAACTGTTCCTAATGCGCTTCCTTTTGCTTCTTCTTTACGTTTCTCAACTTCAGCTTTTTCTGCCGCCATTTTCTTTAGTTCTTCGGCAGAAACAGCAGATTCCAATTGTTTATTGAGAGATGAAACCCCTGCTCCTTTATCTTTCATTGCATCTTTAATAACAGTAGAAACATCTTTACCTTGTTGGTTAGCAATTGATTCCAACTTAGCTGTTGTTTTATCTTTTGTAGCTTCACTAGTTAAAAGTTGTACTAATTTTTTAACTTCTGCAGCGTTTTTATCGTTACTATTCATTAACGCACTGAGTTCTTTGCTTTCAATTGCGTCACCAATAGTACCTGTAGCTTCTTGTCTTACTCTGCCTGTTTTAACTTGTTTCTCAAAATCTGCAACTAATTTTGGATCAGCTAAAGTTTTATTAAGATTTCTTAAGGTAGGTCCAACACTGCTTGCAAGAGGAACTATTAATTCGTTAGTAAGAGCTTTAGTTACATCTCGTCCTCTATTTTCTATATTAACAGCAAATTCAGTTATGGCCTTTGTAGAATCTTTGCTAATTCTTTCACTTGAATCTTTGCCCGCTGTCTTGTCTTCTTCTGTGCCTTTCTGAGCTTTATCAGTTTCAGCTTTAAGTTTTTCCATGCTGCCGCCAGCTTCTTTAAGTGCCTTATTAAAATTTCTTGCCTCGGCATATTGGTCTGAAGCTTCTTTAAGTCCCGATCGTGCGGCTAAAACTTTATACTGTTCAGTCTCCATGAATCTAGCACGAGCTTCAAGTGCCATTTCAGTAAATCGTTTTGCATCTTCTTTATTTCCTGCTCTTGCGGCTTCTCCAGCCTGTTGCATCATCTTTTGAGCTTCAGACCCCATCATTGCATACGCAGTTTCCATACCTTCTGATGGCCTGCCAGTGGCTGCAATATCTTCTGCTAGTTTTTCAAAACTCTTTCCGCCTAACTTTGCTGTAGTTGAAATATTATTAAATGCATCGGCGGCACCAGCGCCGCCTTTCATAATTGCAAGATCTATAGCTGCTTGTCGTTGGCCGTCGGCCTGTTTTCGTCTTAGGTCATCTAACTGTTCTTGCTTACTCTGTCCTGTAATTTTGGCAACAGCATCCATTTCTTCTGCTAGAGCTTTAGCAGATTGATAGGCTTTTTCTCGAGACTCTTTATCTCTAAGATCACTTACACGTCTCGATGATAGGCTAACAGCAAGAACATCATTAAGTTCTTTAGTAGTGAAGCCCATCTGACGAAGACTTTCGCCGACGTCGCTGTCATACATTTCTTTAGATACTCTAGAAAATGCAGCCACAGACTGACTTACTGTTGGACCAAGCCCTGCTAGATTACTTGAATTTTTCTTAACAACTTCAGACATTTCTTCTAGACTCATTCTAGAATCAGATGCCTGCTTCTTCATAGCAATAATGTCATTGCCAAATGATGCACCAGTATCAGATAACCTTCTCCAAGTATCTATATTTTGATCTAAATTTGTACCTAGTTTATCAAGAAGACCTGCGG